ATTATCATCGCTTGATTTATTTATTATTTTATTCGTCAATAAATATTCCGCTCCCCTTTTTCGTAGTCTTTCAATTTCAGATTCAGAAACTTGTTGAGCTCTTAAATCATTAAAAACTGCATCCAATGCATTTTGTTTTTCTTTATTTGCTATTTCTAAACTTATTTTTGCCGATTGTATTCTTAATTGTGTGCTTTTAATTAAAGCATTATTTCTTTCTTGCAAAGTCCTTGTTTCATCGCTTGCTATTTCACTAAAGTCTTCTTCATCAAGATTTACTTTTTGAAGTGTTAAATTTAAAGCCCTTAAAGCGTTTTCATATTCGTATGTTTGTTTAGTTAGTTCTGTTATTGCTTTTACTTGCGCTTCAGCTCTTTTTGTAGTACCATCAAAGGCTGTGCTTATTTTATTTGTAGCTTCTTCAGCATTTTTTAAAGCATCTTTAAAATCTCCACTAAAAAGGTTTTTAATAGCAGTTCCAAACTGAACAAATCCATCACCTGCTTTTGATAAATTACCTACCAAAACAGAAATGTAAGCTGATACTTTAGCAATAATTAAAGCGAATGTTTGACCTCCTTCACGGCTTGACTTAAATAAAGCACCTAAAGAAGCGATTGCAGAAATTAATAATCCAATACCTATTGCTTTTAATGTTACCCCTAATTTTTTACCAAAACTATCTGCAGAAGCGAATGATTCTCTAATTCCTTTTAATTGACCTGATAAGTTTTGAAATCCACTTACTAAAATTGCACTGCTTTGATTCATCTTACCCATTGCATCGCCTAATAGACTTGATGAATCAATAGCTTCACGAACTGAATCGGTATAATTTCCGACATTCATTGAATTTTGTTTTAGCTTATCGCTATTGGCTGAAATTTTAGCGTTATTTTCATCGAGCTTTTTATTGATTTCGGCTAATTTAACCGCATAATCTTTATCAGCTTCATTTAGTTTTTTTCTTTCTAACCTTAATAAAGTTTGTTGTGCTAAAAGCTTTTGTTCGGTACCAAGTAATTTGCTTTCAATTATTGCTAATGCTTCAAGTTCTGCTTTTCTGTCTTTAGCTATTGCCTTGGTAACTGCATTTTGTTTTATTTGCTCGTTTGTTAATAGTTTTGACTTTTCTTGTACCTTAATCTTTTTTTCTTCAAGCTTTACAATAGCTTCATCAACCTTTTTTTTATCCTCCAAAGCTTTAGTAGCCTCTTTAATTTCTTTTGAGTTTTTCGGGTCTTTATTGGCTTTTAGCGTTTTAGTTGATTCCTTATTAATCTCTTTTAAACCAATAACCAGCTTATCAATTTCAGATTCAAAAAGCTTTGCATTCTTTATTTGTTCAACAAATAAATCATCGCTTATTATATCACTACTTTGTACTTTTTTAGACTCTGCCATTTTTATTTAAGTTTTATTATGTCAATCATAAATTTAATAGTAAAATAAACTATGCTAAAAATAAAAAATAATGCGCCTAAAAATGGACTTAATGACCATCCAAGAAATAAGGTAATAAATAATAAAATCAATAATGTTCCTATTTTATTTAAAATAAATTTGCTCATGTTATTTTTTATTTAAGTTTTTGCAATAGTTGTAAAATTCAAATACACTAATCTTATTTATATCAATCTTGAAATTCATTTGCTTTTCAATCTGAAAAATCAAATCATAAAAAGATAAATTTTCAGTCTTTTTTTCTTCAATATTCTTTAATTCATCCTCTTTAATTTCAATAAACATTAACGGCTTATTTTCAGCCTTCATAATCTCAATGTCAATTTTTATTTTTAGCTTGGTTAAAAATTCTTTACTAGCACCGAATGTATCAATAATCTCATCGTTTATTTTTTCGTAAACAATAACATTATAATCATTTTCTTTTAACTTTTTGCTTAAATACTTTAAATTATTTTCTTCATGTAGCTTTATCCAATTTACAAATGGTAAATCATGTATTGAATTATAACACCCCTTTAAGTATCGCTGTATTAATAAATTTAACAATGCTTGGTTTAATTTCTTTATATAATTCATATATTGATTTTTCGCTTAGTCCTATAATATCTTTACCGTATACTTCGGTTAAGTCTGTTTCATCCTTTATTGAATTAGCTACTATTGTAAACCCATCTTTGTAAATCCTGACAAAAAAAGACTTGTAAAACGCTCCAGTATCTTTTAATGTAATATGGTCAGAAGTTGTTTTATTTCTTTCACGACCGCCAAACACTAACTCAGTAGATTCTGAATAGTAGCCTAAAAAATTATCCTTCGCATCCGTTCCAGTTTCAAAAAGTTGGTCTATCCTATTTAAGTCTACTATAAAGTTTTGTACTTTTTTGTAAGCGTAGATTTGTATTAATATCTTATCGGATGTTAAATTCTTTACATTCTTGCATAATTTTTTTAACGGTTTAAACATTTTGCAAATGTAATAAAAAAAGCCTTAGTAATTTAATACTAAGGCTTTCAATTTATGAATTAATAAAATTAAGCTACTGTTACATTTTTAGCTGTATAGCTTCTTCCATTAGCAAGTGGTGTAATTGTTAACACGTTACCAATAGTTTGAGAAGTATAAGTAAGCGTGTAAACTCCCGCACTTTCAGTTAATGCAGTAATTGCAACATCTGCCGATGTAGTTGCGTTTCTTAATTTAGAAGCAACTGCCCCAACTGTACTAACGAAATTAGCAGACAATAAACCTTTGTCTTTAATTTTATTGCCAACTGATCCATAATTTGTAACCAATTTAAACGTCATTGATGTCTGACCAGTTGTAACTGATTCAATACTAACATCTACTAATCCACTAGCATTTAGCAAATCGGCTGTGATAGCTGAACTTTCAATGTAAGATTCATAAGATTCTTTTTCAGAAATTGCATAGTTGAAAGACATTACTATTTTAGCCATAGTCGTGTCAGTCATTTTCACATCCTTAATTTGAATTGATTTCGCATCAATATTTTTTGGATATAAAATAGTTCCATCTTCTGCTCCACCAATAAGGTTACCATCCGAATCTACATAGAATACTGACAAAGTAACACATCTATTGCTTTCGTAAGCTTCGATATACTTTGCAGGAAAACCTACTAATTCAAAAGATTGAGTACGAATACCATCTTTAATGTAGTAAATTCTTCCACTCGGTGCGGTTTCAACAACATTATCAGCACGTTCACCTCCTACGGTTTCAAGTGTTGACGTTGGATACCATCTTTTTGAAGTATCAGCGTTGTTCAATAAAGCATCCAATACCACTTGAGTTAGTGGAACGCTTGTATCGTATTTATTTTTTGCTCCTGTTGAATCATAAGTTTCAACAAAAAACGCTTTTTGATACACTCCCATAGGTTTAGCGCATCCGCTAATACCCGTATTTTTTAAACCTGTTCCGCAATCACATGATGCCATAATTTTATTTTTTTAACAAGTACAAGTATAATTTTTCCTAATTGGTAAGCTTAAGCTTAACTGTACACCGCTTAACGTGTCATTGAAAATGCTATTTTCATAGCCTTTGTCATTTACATAGATACCAAACTTTATCTTTTCTTCAATTCTAAATTCTGAAATATTGGCTTTGTTAATATATTTATTATTGTTAAGCATATTAATAAAAGCATTCATTAAATTATACATCGGCTTGATAGCGTTTGCATCGAATGAATCAATCTGCCAATGTTCAAAATCTGCCTGTGTTAAGAAGTATAAAGTTAAATCTACATTTCTCTCATCGCTTTGTTGACCGTTATAAAACACCTCGCTGAATGGTCTTCTAAGAAATACCATCGGTGTCTTTTTAAACATATCACTTTCAATGCTTAGTTCTTCATTCGCTTGCTTAACTGTTCCATGAGTAAAATATGGCGCAGGCAATGAATAAACACCTTTAGCTGGAAGTGATGCACCTGATACAATGATGTATTCGTTATTAACTATCGACACAACAGTATAAACAACAGTATTAATAGTTACTTTAGATTGTGGGGCTAAATAGTAAGTATTACAAGTAAATAGCTTATAGGTAGTGCCTACCGTTACCACACTTGTAACATTTAGCTTTAAATCTAAATTAGTTACTAAGTCCTTGATTATATCTATTGTATTAATCATATTAATAAGAATAACCTTTTATAAATCCGTTATAAGTTGGATATGTTGCTTTATTTAATTCAATATATAGCTGGATATTCTTATAAATGTCGATGCTTTCGTTATAGCGTTGGAATAAAAATTCCTGTGTGAAATCATTGTTTGAATTATCTACACTATTAACTACCGAACCGCTCATTGACTGTTTTATCTTATTATCCCTTACATATTCAAAGAAAATAAAGCCTAACAACATATCTTTTATCCCTTTACTTACAATCGAATAACCGTTTTGCTCAATAAAAAGTGGGTTTGTAATTGTCAAATAAGAAGAATTTACAGGTAAGTGATTAACTACGTTTGCTTTATAGAGATTGAATAAATCAATACCTAAAAGTTCACGTAAATAGCTTTCTTCATAAGTTTCAATGTAAGATTCAATCTTATCATTAATACTCTTAACTAAATCGTATTTGCCCGTAAAATCGTCTTTAACAACTATTAACCCCATTTATTTTATAATTTTAGCAATCTTTTGTTTAACGAAGATTAAAGCTATTGCATAGCTAACCGAATGTAAATCCCCTTTTTTCAAGTGCTCGGTATCTTTCAAAATTTCTACATTAACACTTGAATCAAGGTCTACATCCAAAAGTACAATACTTTCAGATGTAGATTCTTGAATTTTAGCCATTATTAAGCTTTAGTTAATGCAGTTATTGCAGTGCTGAAAGTACCTTTTACAAATGCCTTAACGTGTTGAGATTTGATATAGAAAGCCAATCTCATTTCAGCTAAGATAGTTACTAAGTTTTTAGTAAAGTCATCGTTTTCATACCCCACTGACAAAGTAATGTCTTCTTTAATTCTTAGGTTACCTTTAGAGCTATCCATAATCAAGAAGTCACCAGCTGTCATTCTCGCGTTACTAATTACAGGAACTTCCATTACAGAGGTAGAACCGGGCAAGGTAACAGGGAAAATGTAGTTTTTGTTAGCATCTTTAGTTAACTTCATTAAAGCAACATCAGAAGGATTCATAACAATAACATTTGCCATAAAGCCAGCAGGTTGTCCTGAAATAACCTCCGCAGTTGCAATTTGAGTAATACCAGCAACAAGTACATCGTAATTATTAGGAGTTACAACCGCTAAAGCTAGAGCACCACCTGTGAAAGCAGTTGCATTTGTAATTACACCACTCAAAGTGTTGCCAGTTCCAGCACCTGAAAGAACTTCACTATCTTTTTTCAACTTAATAAGAGTAACAAGTTCATTGTTAATCTCCCCAGCCAAAGCAGGAATGTCATCCAAAGCCTCTTTTGAAGTCTTGATGTAAGAAGTGATTTTTCTAACGTTAGTTTTTGCTTCAACTAAATCAAAGTCAGCTTGTGTTTTAGCAGAACCCTCACCAGTCATTCCAGCACCACCATCGGGATTTTTCATCTCTGCATAAGAGATTGTATTTCCTGAAGTTGGAGCAGATGCGAATAAGTCAGCAAAGAAAGGAGCAGAACGAGGTAATGGAGTGATACCAGATTCAAACTGATTTAACAACATTGAAAGTCCACCAGTACCTACTGCGGTCACATTTCCTGTTGTCATCGTTGCGGCCGCTTTTACGCTAAGAACAATTTTTTTTGAATCACCATCTTTAATAGAATCAATTTCTGATTTTTTCAAAGATAATTGATCTACCAATTCTTGTTCTACTGATTTGAATTGAGCAACTGGTGCAACCTCTTTAAGAGATTTCAATTCATTCGCAAGCCTTACAACTTCTCCTTTAATTTCAGCACTTAAAGTGCCATCTTTTTTCAAAGATTCAATTTCGCTTGAATCTAATTTTTTAGAGATTAAGTCTTCAAGACCTTTAAATTGAGATTCTTGGAACTCGTTATGTAGTTCACCTTGTTCAGCTGGGGCTTTAGCTAAAAAGTCAGCTTTAGAAATTCCTTTTTCTTCAAGGAATAAATTAAATTTTTTCTTCATGGTTAGATTAATTGTGAATAAAATGATTGTTTTTCTTTGATTGCTATTGTCGGTTTGCTTTCTTCCTTAGTGTTATTGGCGACTAAGCCTTTGGCAAATGACATTTGTTTAGCGTATAACTGTCTGATTGATAGTTCATATTCATAATTAGGAGCGTGTTTAATTAAGTAGTTCAATTCGCTTTCTAACTGTTTTATTAAATCCTCATTAGTGCCTTTAAAGCCTAAAAAAGGTGTATTCTCATTGCATCCAAACGTAACTACGCTACATTCAAATAAATTTAACTCTTTACATTCAAAAGCTTCATCTGTTTTTTCGTCGTCTTCATCACTTGGAACATCTATCCATTTGCATTTATCCCAAACATATTGAAACCCGAATGAATGTTCTTTATAAATACCATTTGCATAGCGTTCTATAATAATGTCACCTATTCCGCTTTTTTCAATTACATGCTCTCCTAACAATCCATTATTGTCTTCTTGCAATGTCTTAAAAGTAGCGCAAGGCTCTTGTATATTGTGTTGGTGTAAAAATTTTATTTGTCTGTTTGATGTAGAAGCTGGTCCACGGTCATTTATAGACTTTAAAAATGCACCTTTGCGTATAATATCCATTTCCGCATCAATTGTATTGAATGAAGCATAATAAGCGCTTGCAACTCTACTATTTACATCAGGAACCTGAACTGTGTTTGATGTTGCTTTGTAGTGTATAGGACTATTTGTGTTTTTTGCAAATTTTTGCATATTTTTTTATAGATTTTTGCAAAATTAGCAAATAAAATTAAAATCAAATCATTTTTTAGTATTTTATGCAAAAATAAATAATAAATTTGCATAAATCAATAAAAAAAAGTCTATGAATTTTATTTCACAATTTGGTACGCTTATAAATGGTTTCTTTGGTGGGAACGAAAAGTATTTTTTTAATGCAAATAATAGTAGGGTAGTAGGTACGGAAGGTGCTGTATACCTTGATGTTGACCAACCGTACAAAATTTTTAATGAGAACCCGAGCGTTAATCAAGTTATTCGTAAAAAGTCAGCTATGTTTTCAAATATGGAATTAAAGCTAGTTGATAGAGATAACAATGTAATCCAAGATAATGATTTTAATAATTTTATAAACAACATAAATATTTATCAAGGATTAAACGCTTTTTTAAAAACATATATTGAACAAAAAGACGTTTATGGCAATGCTTTTATTTATAAAAATCAAACCTCAAGCCTCCAAAAGTACCCAACATCAATAAGCTTAATAAGTCCAAGATACTTAAAACCTGTACTTACAGGAAAAGTATTCGACCAAGTCGGTCTTGATACTGTGATAAAAAATTATGAATTATACAATGTAAATGGAGTAATCAACAAAACATTTGAACAAGATAGCATATTATGGCTTCGAGTTACCGACATTGATGATCCTTTGATAGGTGTATCTCCTCTTAAATCTCTCAAGTATCCAATAACAAATACAAAGTACGCTTATGACTACCTAAATAGTATAAGTGGCAAAAAAGGAGCAATAGGTATATTAAGCGATAATAACAAGTCGCCAATGGGAGGTATGCCATTAAAAAGTGAAGAAAAAAGTAAAATTGAAAATGCTTATACAGATGATTATGGCGTTGAGGATGGTAAGCGAAAAGTAATAGTTTCGCAAAGTGCTTTGCAATGGCAACCTATGACATACCCAACAAGGGACTTACTTTTATTGGAACAAATAGATGCTTATTTCTTAACTATTGTAGACCATTTCGGATTAAATATTAATATTTTTAGTTCAAAATCTCAAACTTTTGAGAATGTAAAAAATAGTTTAATTCAATGCTATCAAGATACTATCATTCCAGAAGCTGATTTATTTTGTCAGGAATTGACTAAATTTTTAAATATAAAAGAAGGTCAGCGAATAGTAGCAAGTTATGACCATGTTGAAATTTTAAAAGACAATAGCGTAGTGGATTCAATATCTCAATTAGTTCAATCAAATATATTAACACCGTTACAAGCTCAAAATATATTAGCAGAAAATTATAGCGTAACGATTGATAATACAGGAAATTCAATCCTTGATAGGCTAAATGGATTAAGTCCTATAGTTGCAAATAATATGCTTGCTAATTTAACACCTAATGAAGTACGTAAATTAGTCGGGTTGCCAAGTGTTGAAGGTGGGGATACAATACCTACACCATCTACAGGGTTTTAATTATAAAAGAAATGCGTATAAACGGCATACCTAATAGCATCTAACAAGTGATTGTATGTATCAATAGGTGTATTTGTTGGCTTTCCTGTAATCTTATCTTTTGCCCATTGATAGCGTTTAATTTCTTCCGCTAAATTCTTACTTGATGCTGTATAATATACATTATACTCTTTAAGTTTGCTTATACCTGCATTAATAGAGCCTTTACCTTTATTGGCTGGTAAGCAGTACAAACCTAAACCTCTTAACTGACTAACCATGTCAGGGTCATGTTCTGTGTATATCGTTGTATTATCATCAAATCCATTTAATTCAAAGATTTGTTTTAGCTGTATAGGAGCAATACCAGCTTCGTAGCATAATTCATGTATAAAAATATTGTTTCCAACTTTGGCAACTTTTACGCCTGCGGTCGGGTCATTTGTATATCCAAAGTCCAAGCCTCCCCAAAAGTCAGTATCAGGAAATTGACTGTCAGGAATCTCTTTCCAATTAGGGAATATAATACCTTCAAGATTGCCAGTTAATCCTCTAGCGTAAACCCTCCAAAGTTCTTTATCTTTTATATTTTCTATCTTGTAATGGTCTTCTTCCGTTAAAAAATTGTTATGTCTATGGTCTGAAATAATAAGCTTTACACTTGCTGAAAGGTCGTTGCTTTCGGCGCTTGTACCTATTAATTTATCATGTACCCAAAAAGGAGCAGATGGGTTATAATCAATATAAATTTGCTTTCTTGTTCTAATTGCTAATTGAAAAAATATACTAAACGGTATTCCATTTGCTTCATTTACAAACAAATAATCTCGTTTCCCATTTTTAGCACTTTGCTCATCAAGATTTGAAACAAATTCAATAAGAGAGCCGTTTTTAAAGTAAATTATACGGTCTGACTTATTCCAACTATCTATATAGTCTTTAGATTCTTTAATGTTAAAAAGTATTGTTTCCGTGTCCCTGTAAGCACCTTTTTTTAGGTTAGGTATTGATTCTCCTGTTATTGTTATAACGCTGTTAGGCTCTGTAATAGCCTTTAAAATTAGCAGTTGACAAATAGAGTAAGTTTTTGAACTTGATGTACCTCCTTGATTGATTACTATTTTTTCGCTACTCTTAAAATTTTCGTGAAATACATCTGTGCATTGAAAATTAAGCATCTACTTCGTCCTCTGAATTTGCAAAATTGCTTTTACTTGAATTAACACTTAAATTTATTATTGGAGTTGTATTTATTTCTTTACCATTTGTTGTATGGTCGACCTCTTCTTTAAGTCCTTGTAAACGAGCTACTAAATTAGTATTGTAGACTCCTAACATTGCACCCTCTATTTGGTCATTGTCAATAATTTCTAACGCTTGCTTAGTGATTGCGAAATGATTTTGGTATCCTTCTTTGTTTGAAACATAATTTGCTAAAGTATCTTTGTTTATTCCTGCAAAAATACAAAGATTTCCCCGTGTTAAGGGTGTTCTTGTTTCGACTTGCATACAAGTACCTGCAAGGTCGCCACTTTTGATTGATTCGTTTTTAATCCAATATTGAGTTTTCATAAACTCGAAATAATCAATAAGTTTTTTTTCCCATTCTTCGGGACTATATTTTTTCCTTGAGAAATTAAATGTTCTTAAGTCCATTTTTTACCCTCTTTTATGTACAAAATTATTGATTAACGGCTTATAAATGTATTCAGCACTTACAAGATTTGAGCCATCGGTATATGTTATATTAGCTCCACTTATTGAACTTATAGGCTGTTTGATAAACACGGTTTGATTTGTGCTATTATAGTCTGTAATATACATTTCTGAATTGGTATTAAAATCAAAACTTATTAAATTTATTAGCCAAAATTCAACAGCTATAACTTTTAAGGTATATTCAATTTCTATATTATCGGATAGCCATACTTCATTGCCATTTTGATACTTTACAAATGTCTTATCTTTAGTTTGTTTTTCAAGTCCAAAATAAGCATTTGGAAGTCTTATTGAATTATACCAATTTAGTGAATCAAAATCGTTTTTTAGTGATATATCTGATATTCTGCCATCGTTGCCATTCTTATACCATTCTAGGCGTACGGTGTTATCTGCTATGTGGTCAAAGTATTTAGCAAGGCAAAACTCAAAAGAAAAGTAATCTATTGTTGTGCTTAATATAGTTGTTCCTGTACACTTAACTCTATACTTTCCCTCTCCGTATGTTGCTGAATTGAATATTTTATTAAAGTCTAATAAGTAGCCAATACGATCTTCATCGTATAGTGTTTTTCCACCATATCCGTAAGCATAAAACGTACCGTAAGTGGCATCTATTAAAGCAGTTTTATTAACCCATGCACCATTTACGTACTTTTGTAAGGTCATTTGAGCGCTAACAAAGTTATTATCTAAAAACCAAATAAATGATGTTTTATCGTTTTTTAGGTCGCTTGTTGGTGTTCCTGTTTCGGCTAGAAAAGTAATATCAAAACAACACACCTCATCAAAAGCAGATTGAACTACTCCATTAGTTTGAGGTGCTAACGGATTGTTTTTTATAATACTAAAATCTTGTTTTAAAGCTACTCCATTCATATAGTGCCATTTCACGCAAATATAAAAAAAAAGCTTAACATTTTAAGTTAAACTTTTTTTTAATTTTAAAATCTTAATCCGTGATGAAATGCTAAGCTTTCGTAAGGCGTGCCTACTTTTTCAATTTTTACTTGATGTTCTCCAGATACACAGCCACTCCTAAAAATATAGGCATAATTAATGCTAATAAATCCATTAGCTAAATTGTGGCTTTTATATATTTTAACAGTTTTTTTGTAATCTGCGATGTTATTAATATTTTCCATGATCTTAGTTTTTTAAAAAGAGAACCATTTCCCTTTTGCATACACAAATATAGCAATAATTTGTTTGTTTACAAACATTATACTAATTTATTTATAAAAAAAACTACTAAAATCAATTAGTAGTTTTACTTTTTCATAATATTCGGCTTATATAAATGGTTTTTTATACGGTTTGAATAATGATTTAAACCAATCTTTTGAATACTGAAAATCACTATTAATTTTTACACCTTCAAAACAAAAGCCTTTATGTCTTCCAGTTGTTGCGATTATTGTAGTGCCAGAATACACTAATTGAGGTTTATCCCAATCAATTACATCACGGTTTACAAGTTTCAACCCCAGCTTATTGATTTTGGATAGGTCAAACAAATCATGCCCATCATCGCACTTAACAATTAGAAACTCCTTGTATTTGTGGATAATTTCGTGATTGCTTATAAAATCCCCTACTTTTAGGTCTTTAAATTCTTCGTCTGTCATAATATTTTGGTTTATAATTTCTGCCCATTTGTTTTCAGTTTTAGAGTAAATACATCTAAATGCTCCGTTCTCATCTTTAACATAAATATGCCCGAAAGAACTGTAAAAGAAAGGTTTAGTATTACATATATATATATTTCCATTATATATACTTTTAATATTAGTACCTATTGGGTAGTCAAGTATTGCTTTTTCTAGTAGTTC